GGATCAGTTTTTCGCTTCAGTATTTCCTACAATTTCATCAGGTACATCTACTAAGATTCTACTAACCTCAACACCAAACGGACTCAATCATTTTTATAAAACATGTGAAGGTGCCAAAGCTGGTAAAAACGGTTATGAGTTCGTTCAGGTAATGTGGACTGATGTACCAGGACGAGATGATAAATGGCGAGAAGAAACACTCGCTGCGATGGACTTTGACACAGAGAAATTTGCACAGGAAATGGAGTGTGAGTTCCTCGGTTCATCAGGTACATTAATCGCTGGCTGGAAACTCAAGCAACTTGTATATAAAGAGTCTATCAAAGAAGTTGGTGGTATTGTAGTATACGAAGAACCAAAACCAGAAGGTAACTATGTCATAGTCGTTGATGTAAGCAGAGGCAAAGGTCTTGATTACTCGGCTTTCCAGGTCATCGACATCTCACAAATGCCGTACATACAGGTTGGTGCATATCGTAATAATATGATTACACCTGTGGATTATGCTGCTGCCGTACATGCTGCCGCGAAGTATTATAATGATGCTAATATACTCGTAGAGGTAAATGATATCGGAGAACAAGTAGCCAGTATTATTTTTGAAGAATATGAATATGAGAATATGTTACTCACGGAAAACAACGGGCGAGAAGGCAAACGTCTTTTATCTGGTGTAGCGGGATTTAATGGCAAAGCAGATAAGGGTATACGTACTACTAAATCTGTAAAGTCTATCGGCTGTTCTATGATTAAATTGTTGATCGAACAGAATCAATTGATTATTAATGATTTCGAAACAATCAGAGAGATGTCGACTTTTAGTCAGAAGGGAACATCATACGAAGCAGAACCAGGCAATCATGATGATTTGATGATGTGTTTAGTACTATTTGGTTGGCTATCTAATCAGAAATTTTTCAAAGAACTCACCGATATAAATACAGTCATCAACCTCAGAGAAATGAATGAGGAAAAAGTATTCAGTGAATTAGTACCGTTTGGAATGATAGATGATGGTCAGAACGATTTCGAGGATCCTAAACCGGTCACCACTCGAGGCAATGACTATAGTTGGTTACTTTGAAATATCGGTTATTATAAATAAAAGTACGTCTACATAATTAAAATAATTTAGGGAGAACAAAAATATGCCTTTTCAATTAAGCCCAGGCGTTAATGTTACAGAGATCGATCTGACCACTGTAATCCCTGCTGTTGCTACTACTGATGCTGCGATTGCCGGCGTTTTTAAGTGGGGAGCAGTAGATAAGCCTACACTAGTAATCTCTGAAGCTGAACTTGCCAACGAGTACGGTAAACCAGATTCAGACAACGCCGAGACTTGGTTCACTGCAGCCAACTTCTTAGCCTACTCAAATCGATTACATGTTTCTAGAGCTCATAACTCTACCGGAGACAATGTAAGAATTGCGGGTTTCACAACTGCCCTGAACGCCAATACAGGAGCGTTTGCGGTCAATGGAGCTAGCTACATAGCAATTGCTGCGAATGTAGCGACTGGCGCTTCAGACGGTGATATTATTGCTCAGACAGTTGCAGGTTTTGCTGAAGGTCAAACAATTACTGTCGATACTACTTCTAATACATTTAATGCTGGCAGTCTTACTGTTATTGCTAACACTACTTCAAATACTTTCGAAGGTCTTACTACAGGTTTGACAATTTATGAAGGTGAAGAAGTTCAAATCACTACTAGTCCTACCGGCGGTTTGCCGACGGGTCTTTCAAATACCGACGTTTATTATCTTGTAAATGTAAATAGCACATTGGATAGTTTCCAACTTGCAGCTACTCCTGGTGGTTCGGTTGTAACGTTCTCTACGCAAGGTACTGGCGATTTGGTGTTGACTAGAGAGGGTTCTACACGTATTACTCTAGTAGGTGGTACATATACGGGTTCTACTGGTGCTATTGACCTCGAAATTTTTGATCCAAATTATTCATTCAATGCTGTTGCAAACAACGTTGCGCTGTCTTCTACATCAAAGCTTTCGAATCATATCGTAAAAAATGATGATCATTACGATACAGGGATCGAAAGTAATTTTGACAATTCAGTATTGTTTATTGCAAAATATCCTGGAGCGCTTGGCAATTCTTTGAAAGTTTCAGTTTGTACTACTCCTGCTGCTTTCTCATCAAACATCGTATTTGGTGGAAGTGCTACTATGAATATTAATGTTGGTGCAAACAGCGGTATAGTCTCATCAACAACCAATTCATCTAGCGTAACAGACATTACTAGCAATTTAAATGTTGGTGATATCATTAAAGTAGGCAATACTCTAATCGGTACTCAACATCTAGAGATTACATCAGTAGGAGCTGTTACAACGAATGCTACTGCAAACCTTGTATCTTTCGGTTTCTCTACTCCGCTAGTCACTACTCAAAATGTATCGCTAACTACTGGTAACCTTAATCGTCAATGGCAATATAAAGATGTTGTAGATGGCGCGCCAGGTCAATCTGGTTATGTAGGTAGCCAAGGAAATACTGCTGCTAACGACGAACTACATATCGTAATAGTTGACGAAGATGGTGAAATTTCAGGTGTACCTAATACGATTCTTGAAACATGGCAAGGACTATCGCGCGCTTCTGACGCGAAAGGACCAGATGGTGAATCAATTTACTATAAAGATGTATTGAATCAATCGTCTAAGTGGGTTTGGTGGGCAAATGATTCATCTAATGCTCCATCAGCACTTGCGACTCTTGTAGCATCTGCTTCTGATACTCTGCCAATTGCAATGTCTTTCCGTCAAGGTCGTGATATTGGTACTGAGGCTACTTGTTCTGAAGGAGCAATCTTACGAGCATATGATTTGTTTAAGTCAGCAGAAGACTATGACGTTTCATTAATACTCGGCGGTAAATCTCGAGGCGCTGTAAACGGTGTTACTGTACCTAATTATATTATCGATAATATCTGTGAGCGCCGTAAAGATTGTGTAGCATTTATTTCTCCTGAAAAGGCAGATGTAGTTGCAAACGGAACAGATATTACTGAGGATGTTGTTGACTTCCGCAATTATCTGCGTTCTACCTCATACGCTGTACTTGATAGTGGTTACAAGTATCAGTATGATAAGTACAATGATGTATATCGGTGGATTCCTCTCAACGGTGATATTGCTGGTCTTGCTGCTCGTACTGATGATACACGCGATCCTTGGTTCTCACCAGCTGGATTCAATCGTGGAAACATCAAGAATGTAATTAAGCTAGCTTGGAACCCCAAAGCAGAACGCGACATTCTATATAAGAACGGTGTTAACCCAGTTGTTAACTTCCCAGGTCAAGGTATTGTGATGTTTGGTGATAAGACGCTGCTTTCTAAGCCATCGGCTTTTGATCGAATCAACGTACGTCGCCTCTTTATTGTACTTGAGAAAGCGATCGCAACTGCTGCTAAGTTTACTCTCTTCGAATTCAACGATGAGTTTACTCGAGCTAGCTTTGTGAATCTTGTGACACCTTATTTGCGAGATGTTCAGGGACGCCGCGGTATTACTGATTTTGCGGTAATATGTGATGAGACAAATAATACTGGACAAGTTATCGATAGCAACGAGTTTGTTGGTGATATCTACATCAAACCTGCTCGAAGCATCAACTTCATTCAGCTCAACTTTGTCGCTGTACGCACTGGCGTAGAATTCTCCGAAGTTATTGGACAATTCTGATAAATAAGATAAATAAGGAAAAAACAGGAGAATAAACAATGCCATTTAATATTCGCGACTTCAAGTCATCAGCTCTCGGTCAAGGTGGGTATCGTCCCGCCTTGTTTGAAGTTCAAGTCACGACTTTGGGTGAAGAATTCAATCTGCTTTGTATGTCATCACAAGTACCTTCGTTTACGACTGGTATTATTGAAGTGCCTTACTTCGGCCGAAAGGTAAAAATCGCTGGTGATAGGACTTTCGCAGAATGGACTACTACTGTAATGATTGAAGAAGATTTCAGTCAACGCGATGTGCTAGAGCAGTGGGCCCAAAAGGTCAATAGCGGTGAGGCTAATATACGTCAATATACTGCGCCTGAAGATTATAAAGAAGATGCTACTATCAAACTTTATGGTAAGACTGGTGCTAAATTACGTGAATACAACCTTATCGGTTGTTGGCCTTCAGACGTTGGTACTATTGAACTAGATTGGAATACTACTGACACTATTGGTACCTATACTATTACCTGGTCATTCGATTACTTCGAACCAGGCTCTTAATTCGGTCCGCCTTGACTAATCTATAGAGGGGATATAAATAACTATATCCCCTTTATTTCATCGGAGATAATGAATGGACCTTTTTGGATTTGAAATAA